TGTGGTACGGGCACCACTGGCTGTCATGGACGTGTGGAATCGTTCCGTGAACGCTCCTACGAGCACGGTTGGCTGCTAAGGCATGGATGGCTACCGGAGCAAACTCCGTTCGCTGATTTACGAGGTAACTGGTGGCTGTTGGTGGGGGAAAGTAAGTTCCCGATCACTACCCCGTTTCCTGCCCCAAACCCAAGTTCAATCCCCCCAAGCCGGGGGGTAGCATTATCCGAAACCCCGAGAGAGGAAAACGATGACCGTCCTTACTGAGCAAGAAATTGAAACGATCACTGATGATTACCCGGAGTTAAGTGAGATTAAAGCGTTGACGGGGTTGATCCGTAATCATCAGAAGGCCATAGAAGACATCTCAAAGACCCGTAAGGACATTATTTTGTCGTTGCGTCGCAAGAGGATCACGTATCGTGAGATAGCCGCAGCGATGAATGTCACGGAGCAGTCGGTGTACAAGATTCTGCGGGACACGATTGTCAGGGCACCGAAACCCGTAACCGAGTAGCCGTGCTGGAGTTCACGATCCCCGGCGTCGCGAAACCGCAAGGTTCGAAACGTGGGTTCATCACGAAGTCTGGTCGGGTTGCTCTCGTGGAGCAGGCGGGTAGGCCGTTGAAGCAGTGGCGGGACACGGTGACTTTGATTGCTACTCGTGCCCGCATCAACGAGCATTGGGATGCTTTCGCTGAAGGCCCGATGGGAGTCAGTCTGGTGTTCGGTATGCGGCGACCAACAAAACCTAAATTCGACACGCCTGCTGTGAGACCAGACATCGACAAACTGGTTCGAGCGGTACTAGATGGGTTGACGGACGCGCATTTGTGGAAAGACGACGGTCAGGTCGTGTCTCTCAGGGCTGAGAAGGTGTATGGCGGTGAGGGCGTGAGCGTGCGGGTATGGAAGATCCTGTAGTCGCCTGTCAACGCTGCGGACGTTCCGGCGCGGAGGCGTATCGAGGCTGGCAGTTGCTGTGTGCCTCCTGCCGTGGAATTGATGAGTCAGAGTTTTGGGAGGATATCGGTGTCGGTCGTTTTAGAAACTGAAGTTGATCGTGTCCGTGAGGATTATGTGATCAACCGTTTCGTCGGTGTTCTCGGTAACGGGACGGGTGCTCATCGTATGCCTAAGTTCAGTGCTGTCGATTTCGTTCTCACACGTGGCGGTCACGCTGTCGCTGGTGTCGAGTTGAAGGTGAGGAAAGAAACCGTCGAACAGGTGAAAAACTATGGCGGGCTGATCTTGAAGCACCGCAAAATGAGTGACCTGCTGCTGTTCGCTGACATCACGAAAATGCACACGTATGTGGCGTTCGCTTTCGATAACGGGCTCGGCCCGATCCTGATCACTCAACCACACCTACTGACCGATCTCACCCCTGAGGCGCCTCCTCGACGTCGCAACTATCGGGGACTAGCCACGGATGAAGAACTCGTGCTTTACCTTGATTGGGATGTTCATTTGAAGCGTCTGCAAGGATAGAATGGGGGGATGGCGAATTACTGGTCGAAGCGGGCTTTTGCTGAACTGTCCACGGAAGCCGATGATCTCGCTAAGCGTGGCATGGTTTACCTTGCCGCAGAATTCTTTAATATCGGCGCAACCTCGTCGGTCGCTTTCGTTCTCGACACGAACGGTAAATCAATCCAATTCGAGTTCTATGACATTGGCAGTGACCTGCATCCCGTTAAAGCAGAGTTGCTAGAGGGAGCGTCAGCATCTTTCAGCCCGAGTGCGTCTGTCGTCGGCAGGAACTTGAACCGTAACGTGTCAGACACTCATTCAGCGACGTTGCATAGCGCTTCAGCGTGGGCGGGCGGCACGAAAATAGCCAGCGAACTTGTCGGATCTGGCGCGAAAGCCGGTGGACAGATCAGTCAAGACAAAGTTCACATCCTCAAAGACAACACCCGTTACGTGATGGTGTTCTACAACACGGGTAGCCAAACCACTGCCTGTCATTTGAATCTTGGCTGGTCAGAAGGTGAACCCGACACGTACGAATTAATCGAAAACGTAGAGAACTAACCCCCCTATAATCGGGGGATGATCCCGAACCATCAACAAGCCCTCGAACGCCTCGCCGAACTATCACGGCTCCTCGACAAAGCCACCGACGACATCGCGCTCCTCGACGAAGAAGCCGTACACGCGAAACAAACCTACGAAGTCGCCTACGCCCGAGCATTCCTCGACGCTGTAGGCAGCATGGAACTCAGAAAACAAATCGCCGTATACGAGACACGCAACGAAAACCTCACAATGGAACTAGCCAACGCGAAAGTAAGAGCCCTCAAAGAAAGAATCCGCACCCTCGGCACACAAATCGAAGTCGGACGATCACTGGCAAGCGCACACAAAAACCAGTACCTAGCCGAACCAACCGGACAATACACATAACCCCATGTAATATCAGATGCTATGGCAGAGACCCCAGCAAAACGAAAAGCAGGACGCAAAACACTCCTCACCCCACAACGCCTCGAAGCCATAACCACCATGCTCCGAGCAGGCGCCTACATCGACGACGCCTGCAAATCAGTCGGCATCAGCACAACCACCTTCTACAACTGGCTCCAACGAGGAAACCAACAAAGAGAAAAACTCAACGCCGGTTTAGAAACCGACCCCGACGAAGAACAATTCCTTCAATTTCTTGACGCCGTAGAAACCGCCGACGCAGAAGGAATCATCGGCCACCTCATGAACATCGACCACGCAGCCAAAAACGGCACATGGCAAGCATCCGCATGGATCCTCGAACGCAAACAACCAAAAAAATGGGGACGCTACGACCGCACCGAAATCACCGGAGCAGACGGAGGCCCCATCCAAATCAACATCTCCACCGAAGAACTCGAACGTAAAGTCACCCGCATCCTCGAACGCAGAGAAATAGAATCATGAGACTCGTCGACCGCGTCCTCACCGCCAGCACCCAAGAACGCTACGAAATCTACTCAAACCTCACACAGCAAGAAAAAGACGCCCTCGGGATGCTCCTCGAAGCGGAAGTCAACAACCCGTGGGCCCGCTACGAACACGACCCCGTCGGCTTCATCCAAGAAGGCCTCGGCGAAACACTTTGGTCAAAACAGATCGAAATCGCTAATAGTGTCCTACACAATCAGCGCACCGCCGTCGCAGCCTGCCACGCCCCCGGCAAGAGCCACCTCTCGGCACGTATCGTGTCGTGGTGGATCGCATCCCACGCCCCCGGCACGGCACTCGCCATCACCATCGCCCCCACACACCGGCAAGTCAGAAACATTATCTGGCCCCACATTCGCCGCACACATTTCATGGCGAACCTACCCGGTGAGGTGCTCACGCAGACGTGGAAGATGGGCGGAGACATCGTCGCGTACGGGTTCAGCCCCTCCCCCTACGACGAGGCCGCCACGCAGGGCATCCACGCACCGAACCTGCTGATCGTCGTTGACGAAGCAGGTGGTATCGGTGAAGTGGTCGGTCAAGCGTTAGAGGCCCTGATGACGGGTGGGAACACGCGTCTGCTGCTGCTCGGTAACCCTCCCACGGATCAGGAAGACTCGTGGTTCGAACGCTGCTACCAGTCGCCGTTGTATAACACGATCACGATCGGCGCGTATGACACCCCGAATTTCACGGGTGAACCGGTCGGATTATGTAAAACCTGCCCCCCGCAAGTACCTGAGCATTTCATTACGAAGCATCTTGTGGATCAACGGTGGGTTGATGATGTTATTGCCGAGTTCGGTGAGGATTCCCCTTTTGTTGAGGCCCGCGTGTGGGCTCGGTTCCCGAGGGCGACGGCAAATAAGGTGATCCCGTTTGGTTGGTGTGAGCGGGCGATAAACAATGAGGAACCAGTGACCGGCGTTCACATCCGGCTAGGTATCGATATCGCTGCTGATGGTGGAGACGAATTCGTCATCGCGAAAGCAGATGGCTACACCACCAGCATCGTGCACCGGTCTTCTGGTAAAGCCAACGAGAACGCCGTCGATGTTGCCGCCGTGTGCCTGAAACATATTCACGAGGCAGAGGAAACCCACGAGCAGCGGGAATTAGCCGATGCTGTGAAGGTGAAGATTGACACGATCGGTGTCGGTTGGGGTGTCGTGTCACTGTTACAAAAATGGGGGCAAGAGGGACGTCACCGTTCGAAGATCGTTCCCGTCAATGTGGCTGAGCGGGCGAAGGATCCCGAGAAGTTCCGTAACATTCGAGCGGAACTGTGGTGGAACGGTCGAGCCCTGCTACAACCGGACAGGGACGGCAGGCAGGACGTAAAACTCGACGTGGAACGCAAAGTCATGTCGCAGTTAGCAGGCCCCACATTCAAATCAGACTCCTCGGGCCGTATCCAGATTGAGACGAAAGCGGAAATGAAACGCCGAGGCGTCTCCTCCCCCGACCACGCTGAAGCCGTCCTACTAGCCCTCTATGACCCACCCGGCAGGGACATCCCCACGGTGTCCCCACTCGGGTTCGGGAAATCGAACGAATTCAGTGGCCTGAATTTCTCTAACTCGCTAGTGCTGTAACCATGCGAGCCCACGCCAACGGCGTAGCCCCATCAGGCTGATACCCGCCAGCACCACCAAACAGGATCGGCGTGTACGGGAACGCTGAACGCACCATGCGAGCGGCAGACTCCAAACCCTCAATCGAGTATGTCAAACCTGTCAACGGATCCAGTCGATGCCCGTCAGCGCCACCGGCAACGAAAATATAGGTCGGCTTATAAAACTCAGTGAGACTGATGAAATCTGTCACGCCTTGACGTAACGCACGATCCCCCTCCCCGTCACCAAGCGGCCAGTTATACACGCAGTGGAAGGGGTCATCGATCATGCCCGTGCCCGGGAAAATACCGGCCTGATGAATCGAATACGTGAGCACGTTTTTCTCCTCACACGTGAGATTCTCTGTCCCGTCACCGTGATGCGCATCAATATCGAGGATCGCCACTTTCAGCCCATCATTGTTGACGATGTCGAGGGCTGCGGCAGCGAAGTCAGCGAACACGCAGAAACCGCTCGACGTGTCTCTCTGCGCGTGGTGTTTCGCGCCGGGTAGGTGAGCGGCTGTCAGCGTGTCCATGTTGCGTAAAGCGTCGAGGCCCATCATTGTCCCGCCGAAGAACAGTTGAGCGAGTTCTGACAGGTCGGGCCGCTGCCCGTGCCATTCACTGCTTTTATGCTCATCGATCACTTCGCTGACGTATTCGGCGGCGTGTACGTATTCGAGTTGGCTGCGATGCGGCATGTAGGGGCGCCATGTCTCGTAGTCGAGTCCGGCTGCTTCAGCGTGCAGGCGTAGTGTCTCGTAGCCTTTGGTGAATCGTCGGCCTTGTGTCGGGTGATTGTGGTCGAAGATCCAGTTTTCGTATTTGTCGTCGTGGATGATGATTAGATCTTTCATAGGGGTCTCCTCTCCTTAACCCCCGTTACTGTACACGCCGTTGGTGGTGTCTACTTGCGGGGATCGTCTTTGCTTAATGTCCAGATGAAAGCGGCCCATAAACCGATGGTGACCGCGAGGCCACCAATCAGTATGAGCACGCTCTGAAGCGTCCAGTCGTCCATCAGACTGCCACCTCCTTTCGGGCGCAGGCCGAGCAGAGGAACGAGTACACGCCGTCAGCGTGTTCGCGGGCTGCTCGTGAGTTGCTGATTATGAGTGGCTTGGCGCAGTCGCCGCAGATGATTTTGTAGTCCATCAGTTTTCCTTCCGGTTGTAGTGATCGTTTTCGCAGCGTAGGTCATGGCAGACCGGCGGCTGCGAGGTGGGATTCCCGCAGACGATGCAGGTTGTCCAGCGCGGCGGGACGTCGTACTCAGGGATCATGAGATCGCTCATCCCGCCGAGGGTGTGGCGGCTCATCGTGTCACCTCCGCTCTGCCAACGGTGTTGCCGTTGACGTCGATTAGCGTTCGTGAGACAACGCCCCACTGGCTAGTGATGGAGGCGTAGTTGGTGAGGATGCGGGCCACTTCGGCCTCACCCCCGAAGACGCCTTGGAATGCCTCGTTGTTGAGGTCGATGGTGATGGTCAGTGTGCTCATGTTTTTCTCCTTAGAGTGATGGGTCTCGATAGTCACGCTGGAATCCGACGACCAGACGCGCGTACCACTTTGTGCGACCGTCGTGTTCGTCGATCTGCAAGTAGGTGCCTTCCTTTGCGCGGAAGCGTCCGAAGGATCCTGCGTGCAGTTCTTTGATCTGTCCTTTTCGGGAGCCGCCCTTGAATCGGATGATGTCGGTGATGGTGCATCCGTAGGAGTCGCTGCCGATGTAGTAGGTGGCTGGGTCGCCGACGTTGATCTCGTTGTCGGTGAAGGGCTTTGATGTGATGCCCATTTCTTGAATGACTTGAACGATGTGTGCCATGTTGGTTTTCCTCTCCCGTGGTGACAACCCGAGTGTAGCACACCCCCCCGTCACAACCATAAACCGGGGGTATGGTAAAGTTGGTATCGAAAGGGAGGAGAGAGCATGACCCGAGTCAACATCTACCGAGTCGACGCACTCGTACAGGCATACGCCAAAGAAACGAGCAGCAACTTCAAGAAACTCGAAGCCCGCTACAAGCGCATCCTCAAATCAAAACGCTTCCAAACCGCCTTCCCGAAATACAAAAACATCGGCCTCGAAGCCGGATCAGGCGGCGGCTCCTACGCACACTTCTACAGCCACCACGGCATCAAGAAAGAACGCGGCTGGATGATCAGCCTCGGCGGCAACCGCAGCGAAGCAGTCCTGCTGCACGAGATCGCCCACCACGTCGCCCGCCTGCATCCCGAGTTCGGGTACTGCGGCGACCACGGCCCCGGATTCGCCAGCGCACTGCTCGCCGTCGTCAAGGTAACGCAAGGCGTCGAAGCGGAGCGAGCACTGAAGCACACCTACAAGGCCATCGGCGTGAAGGTGTACAAGGCCGGTAAGCGCAACGGTGTCGCAGTTCGAGTTCGCGGTGAGGTACCCGAGTCGGCGCAGGAAGTCATCGGCAAGATCGTCGGCTGGAAGAAGGGCGCTGCGGATAATCGGGCGTTCATTCGAGCGGCGATGGAAGCAGCGCGGGCCGACTTCGGTGAGCAGTCGATCCCGTGCCCGAGCGATGGCTGCGATGGGCAGGCCGAGGTGCAATTCGGTCTGTATCACATGGCGGGTTACCGCAGTCGAGTCGAGTTCACGATCGAGCACAAAGATTGTGATCTGTTGGAGTGGACGAAGGTTCGCAACGACTGGTGGCAGGAGCGTCGGGCTGAGTTTCGTCGAGTCGCCGCACATTCATAAACCCCCGTATGTTAAACTCGGGGTAAGTTCGAGGGAGAGGAAAACATGAACCGATACACAGCAACCGATAGCACCGGCGAAGTATTCAAGCGCGGCTCGAAAAACCGCACCTACACACACTGCATCGTCGCCGAGTGGACAAACGGCTACATCGAATCTTCATGGGCAGGCAGCCCTGAACTCGCAGCAGCCCGAGCCACCACCTTCGACAACAAACGCAACCAAATCGGCAAGACCGACAAGTACGGGTGGACACATCAAAACGAGATTATCCGCGTCGAGATCATCGAAGCGCAGGAGGCATAACCATGCACCTCGCACCCAACCCCGGTGACATCATCCCCCTCCAAACAGGAGACGCGATCATCCTCGAAGTCCACGACTACCACGGACACGTTCGAGTGCTCGCATCCCGAAGCCACACCGTTCACCCGTTCGCCGTGTGGCACTGGGACAACGGCGCCCTGTACAGCGGGCGCTACTTCAAGACCCTCAACGAAGCCGAAACCTACTGGGAGACAACATGAACGAAACCATCATCACTTGCGAAAACTGCTCGACCGAGATCGACGCCGAAAATGACGTGTTCTACGGCTCGGAAATCAACGACAAGGCCTACTGCTCATCCTGCTACGAATCAGACCTCACAGGGGCCTCTACGGCCTTCCTGACAGGCCCTGACTACCCGTTCACCTCGGAAGGGGCGACACGAATACTGGTCGGCGACTGGTTCATCCAAAACCAGTGGGGTGACCCGTGGACAGAACTCACATTTCAACGCACCTACCAGCGCAGCAGCGCGTGGCGCGGCTACTACGAAACCACGATCGACGGGTGGACTGAGATCCTTGGTGGATGGACGACTGGCGGCTGGGGTGACCCAACCGCTGACCGAAAGGCCGTGTTCAACGACTGGGCTGAGAATCTGTTCACCGGCGAGATCGTGCCGCCTTTCAATATCGCCGTGATCACGGATCCGACATCGAACGTTTTCTCGACCGCGATCGGCGTGTTCGTGCCGGTCGAGCAGGCAGACACCGCCGAGGCATGGCTGAACGGGGAGTTAGACAACCTACGGTATGCTTTGTCATAACCCCAACTAGGGAGGTTGCTATGGA